CGGATTTTAGGGATATCCTCCGCTACGACGAGATTATCAGAGGACAGAGTAATGGCAATGCGGTTTTAGAAGCCATAGATATGCTTTTGGGGGAAGAGGTGCTACGCAAACCGAATATGAGAGCTGACGATATAGCAGATGCAATCGGGTGGTTTGTTAAGTGTGGAGATATAGGAAAAAAGAGTTCCCTTCCGCGTGCAGCACTGGGCCTTAATAATGCGGTTCCTATGGATTTTGGCGCTGATTCCGCTTTGATCTATACTGCCTTCCTCCAGACGTACGGGCTTGATCTGTACGATATTCCGTATTTGCACTGGTGGAAATTTAACTGGATGCTGGAGGATATTTCCCCTTCGTGTCGTCTGTCAAAGGTGATTGAATACCGGACGATAGACACGAAAAATAAAAACTTGTCCAAAGAACAGAAGAAAGCTTATGCGGCCTTACAGCGGTATTTCCGTGTCCAGGAAAAGAAATCCGAAGAAGATGAAGCCATAGTACAGGCGCTCCTGGAAGGGAGGGACCCCTTTGGATAATGACAAAAAGCGCATAAAGATTGTGTGCCCTTATTGTGGATATAAAATGCCAATAGCTTATGATCCGGCAAGGGTTATATGCAAAGGAGTATACATTCAATGCAAGGGCAGAAAATGCAAAAAAGAATTTGAAATAAGGATTTAAGTGTCAAGTAGAGCCATTATGAGCCGATGACGCTTGCGAAAGGCAGGTGGGATTATTGGCTGATGGCAAAATTACGATTGACACAAGTATAGATAATGCTGGGGCGCTAAAAGACCTTAAAAAACTGACAAGCAACGTCAGCCAACAGGGTAACGCGGCAGCAGGGGCGGCGTCCAGTGCTTTTAGTAAGATTGGTTCCGCTGCAAAGCATTCGGCGGCAATCGCAGTAACGGCCCTTGCCGGTGTGGGGACGGCTGTCGCGGCTGCTGGTGGGCTTGCCGTTAAAGTTGGTTCCGATTTTGAGGCTGCCATGTCAAAGGTGGCTGCTGTTTCTGGCGCAACCGGAATGGACCTTAGCAAACTGACTGATAAAGCTAAGGAGATGGGGGCGAAAACAAAATTTTCTGCTTCGGAAGCCGCTGAAGCCATGAATTATATGGCAATGGCCGGTTGGAAGACAGAAGAAATGCTGAATGGTGTAGAAGGTATCATGAATCTGGCGGCGGCATCAGGAGAGGATTTGGCATCCACATCTGATATCGTGACGGATGCATTGAGTTCGTTCGGACTGCAGGCCAGTGACAGCGGGCATTTTGCAGATATCCTTGCAGCGGCGTCCAGTAATGCGAATACCAATGTTGCCATGATGGGTGAAACCTTTAAATTTGCAGCGTCAGTTGCCGGTGCAATGGGATATACAGCGGAAGATACGGCCCTTGCAATTGGTCTGATGGCAAACAGAGGTATAAAGGCAAGTCAAGCCGGTACTGCACTCAGGAGTATCATGACAAGGCTTTCAAAGCCAACGAAAGAGACCCAAGGAGCTATGAACAAGCTTGGTATCTCCCTGACAGATTCTGAGGGCAATATGAAGTCCTTGGACACTATCATGCAGGATCTGCGCGAGGGATTTTCCGGGCTGAGCGAGGAAGAGAAAGCGGCTACTGCGGCAGCATTAGGAGGCCAGGAGGCAATGTCTGGTCTGTTGGCTATTGTAGGAGCCTCCCCAGAAGAATATGAAAAACTGCAAAGCGCCATTGCAAACTGTGACGGTACTGCTGAGAGAATGGCAGAAACCATGCTGGACAATCTGCAAGGAAGTCTAACCATCCTCAAATCCTCTCTGGAAGGTCTCGGAATCGAAGTATATGAGAGCATGCAGGAGCCCTTAAAGAATGCTGCGGATAACGGGATTGCTGACGTCAACAGACTCACAGAGGCTTTTAAACAGGGCGGATTTGATGCTGCTGTCGAAGAGGCAGGAGACATACTGGCAGGGCTTTCCACGAAAGTAGCACAGTCGGCTCCTAAGATGATTGATGCCTCTGTATCTGTGGTTAAATCCTTTGTAAAAGGTATTGGCAAAAACAAGATGCAGCTTAAAGTTGCGTCAAATGACATCGTTAAATCCCTGTGTGATGGGCTGGTAAAACTTCTTCCGAAGGAGATGCAGAAGCCTGCGAAGAAAGCCCTGGATTCTCTCGTAAGGACATTTAAGTCTGGAACCAAAAACCTTCTGAGCGTTGCGCAGTCAGTTTTAAATGCTGTAGGTGCAGTGTTTAAAAGGCTGGGCGGGAATATGGATGACATTATCCCTACTGTTGTCAGCGTTGTGGCCGCCTTTAAAACTTTTAAAGCTGTTAGCGGTCCAGTGTCATCTGTTGTGGGCGTAGTTACAAGCCTTACTGGAGCGGCCAAAGGAGCGGGACTTGCGACTACCGCTTTAAATGCTATTATGGCCGCAAACCCTGCTACCCTTATTGCCGGTGCCATTGCCCTACTTGTAGGCGGATTGGCTGCGTATGCACTCACAGCAGGACGCGCGGATGAACAGCAGAGTGCCTTTAATGAGCGAATGGATAAGTTGGGATCATCCATAGAAAAGAACCAAAATGCAATAGATCAGCTCGGGGAATCCATGAAGGATACCAGTTCTTCTATTGACGCATCTGCGGCTCCTGTTGAACGTTTGCGAGGAAAATTATCTGAGGCATTTGACGAGACCGGACACGTAAAAGAAGGGTGCGAGGATCTGGCTACATCCATTCTTAATCAGCTTAATGATGCAATGGGAACTGGATATCACCTTACATCCGAAGGATTTATTGCTGACAGCAGTGAAGTCAAACAATCTATTGATGACATTAATACATCCATTGATAAGTATGTAGAAAATCTAAAAAACAAAGCTCTTCAGGAAGCTACAACAAGCCAATATACTGAAGCAATAAAAGAGCAAGCAGAAGCACATAAAAATTTAGTAGAGGCACAAAAAGCGCATCGAGAAGCCATTGAAAAAGCAATAGATGTAGATGAGCAATGGCGCAATGGGCTGGCAGACCAAGAAGCACTTGAAAAAGCTCAAACAAATTTAGAGAAAACAACAGGAAAATTGCAAGATGCTGGCCGGGCCGTTGTCGAAGCTGACGCGCAAGTTAAAGGACTTGAAGGCGTTATGGATGAGCTGGGAAAAGGAACCCCAGAAAGTGTGCAGAAGGCAATAGATGCTTATGCACAAATTCCTATAGAATCAGAGGCGGCGGCCAAAGGTGTAGTTGCCAGCCAGGAGACTATACAGGATGCACTTTCCTCTACGGACTACAGTAAAATGTCTGAAGGCTTTCAGTTGGCTATCCTGCAGATTGAGAAATCTGGTGGAGAAATTCCTAAGAGCCTACAGCAATCTATAGTTGAAGCGCTGAAGAATTTTGATAAATTGGGTACAGAGGGTCAGGAATCTGTAGCAAGTGCAATGCGTCTAATGATGGATGCAATGAAGGATAAGATTCCTGAGTTTTCAAACATGGCCGGCGCTACATCCGATCAGGTTATACAGACATTCGGAAAATACCTGAAAGACAGCGGCGCTCTTGGCGATATTGGGACAGAAGCTCTGGACAAGATGATGAAAAGCATGGAATCTGCGGACGCCACATCTGTGCCGAATAAAAAGGGAAAAGAAGTCACTGAGACAGCCGCACAGTCTATGCGGGATGGTTACGAGGTCATTAATACTGCATCAAAGGGCGCAGGCGAACAGATAGGCCAGGGATTTTCTGCAGCGGATTATTCGCTTGCAATTACTGCCGCAGCAAAAGCTTGTAATATGACCGTAGAGGAGCTGATGGGTCACCAGGAGCAGATATACGCTGTTGCAGCACAGGTTGCACAATCTGGAGCGAATGGATTCACGGCGGCTGATTTGGTAGGCATATTTGGTTCCAACGCACAAGCGGCAGCAGATGCGGCCAACTTTGCGCTTATAAATGGCTCCGCGCAGGCAGGAGCAAGCGGTGCCAATTTTGGTAATTCCACAAATGCGGCTCTTATGGCGTCAAATATGCCAGGTGTGTTTGCTGGTCAGGCAAGTGGTGCGGCGTCAAATTTTGCATTTGGTATGTTGTCCGGTGCGGGCCAGGGCGCTACGGCGGCAAGCAGTGTGGGCAGTTCCGCGGGTATGGCCTTACAAAACTCAGGGATTAGTAGCATGTTCCAGACAACCGGAACGAATGCGACCAATATCCTGAATAGCACCATTAAAGGGAGCCAGGGTACAATATCCTCCGCGTCAGCAAATCTCGGGCGTTCTTCGGCGTCTGCCTTAAAAGGGGTTAACCTGGGAAGTAACTTCCAGTCACAGGCCCGTTCCGCAGTGAACATGTTCTGCGCAGGAATCAGAGGGCTTACATCGTCCGCAACAAGTGCGGCAAGAGCGCTGGGTACAGGCAGTATTCGCGGACTGTGAATGTAATCTGTCCACTGCAGGAAAGACACAGGGATCACAGTTTGCAAGCTCTTTTGCTTCGGGTATCAGTTCAGGTAGCAGTTCTGCATCTGCATCAGCTACGGCGGTAGGCGGCAGTGCTCTAAGCAGTCTGAACGGTTATTCTGGCAGTGGCTATGACATAGGTGTCCAGTTTTCCGCAGGCTTTGCCTCTGGTATTCGGGCAGGCGGTGGCGGAGTGGCAGCGGCGGCGGCAGATGTTGCAAATCAAGCTGTAGCTGCCGCTCAGCGAAACCTTAAAGTGGCATCACCGTCCAGGGTTATGCGAGCAATAGGCCGTTGGTATGACAAAGGTCTTGAAGTAGGTATCGACGAAAACAAACGAGGTGTCGAAAAAGCTGTTGACCGATTGTCTGATAAATTGACCTTTGACCCAAATTCTTTACTTGCGAAAATGCGAGGAGATTTTGACAACAACCTGAGCCGGATTGCCGGGAATCATCTGGCGAATAGGTATATCGCCACGGTAACAGCACCGGAACCGCAGGAATCGGCAAAGGTAGAGCAGACGGTGAATATATATCAGCCTGTGAAATCGCATGTAGAAATGGCAAGAGAACTGCGGAAAGTAGGAAGGGAGCTGGCATTTGGATGACAAGAAAGATAATATTTACATTCCGTAAAGGGGAAGAGGAGCTTGTCTTAGACGACTCCTCTTTTTCTGTGACGGCATATGAGGGGCTGGAGTCAACGGATTACGACCTGTT